GGAGATAAGATAGACTACACAGTTGAGCATACTTATGAACCTGACTTTAGAAAAACATTTTGTAATGTAGAATATTTAATTGAAGCAAAGGGTAGGTTCTGGGATTACGCAGAGTATAGTAAATACATATGGGTTCGTAAAAATTTAAAAGCTCATCAGGTTCTTGTGTTTATCTTTGCAAAACCTTTAGCACCTATGCCTGCAGCTAAGAAAAGAAAAGATGGTAGTAAACGTACTCATGCAGAATGGGCAGAGAAAAATAATTTTAAATGGTATAGTGAGTTTGACTTACCTGAACAATGGAGGGAATAGATATGGATTACAAATTTAATGAAGGCTCAAACTTAAGAGGCATCAAACAATATATAGATGATACTTACTCAGAGCATTATGCAAATTCTAAATATCAAGCAACTGATATGATAATAGATGCAGGGCACGGAGAAGGTTTTTGTATTGGTAACATCATGAAGTATGCGATGAGGTTTGGAAAAAAAGATGGTAAGTCTGATAAAGATTTGCTTAAGATAATACATTATGCTATAATAGCTTTGTATTTAAATGATAAGGACAATCAGAATGACTGATACAACAGAATATTTAGGAATAGAAATAGATTACAACAAAGATAGTAAGCTTGATAAGTTTAGTATTGACACATTAAAAGATAGATACTTTTGGGCAGATGAAGAAAGCCCACAAGAAGCATTTGCAAGAGCAGCAGTATTTGGTGCAACTTACAAAGGACATATAGATTTTAATTTAGCACAAAGGTTATACAATTATGCATCCGATCATTGGTTTATGTTTAGTACTCCTATACTATCTAACGGGGGAACAACTCGTGGGCTTCCTATCAGTTGCTTTCTCAATTACGTACCTGATTCGAGGAATGGTTTATCTGATCACTATGATGAAAACATTTGGCTCGCAAGTTCAGGTGGAGGTATCGGTGGATATTGGGGAGATGTTAGGAGTGATGGTATTTCAACTGGCAATGGTTCTCGTTCTACTGGTTCAATCCCCTTTATGCATGTCGTAGATGCAGAGATGCTTGCGTTTAATCAAGGAACAACAAGACGAGGTAGCTATGCAGCTTACTCAAATATATCACACCCAGAAATAGAAGAATTTATTAACATGCGTAAAGCATCAGGTGGAGATATAAATAGAAAGAATTTAAATTTACACAACGCAGTTAATATTACTAATGAATTTTTAGAATGTGTAAAAGAAGGTAAACCTTGGAGACTTATAGACCCTAAAACTAATGAACCAACTAAGGTTGTAGATGCAAGAGAACTGTGGATGCGTCTATTAGAGACACGAGCAGAGACAGGAGAGCCTTACTTAATAAACATTGACGCATGTAATGATGCGTTACCGCAAGAACAAAAAGATTTAGGATTAAAAATTAAACAAAGCAACTTGTGTTCTGAGATTACTTTAGCAACTAACGAAGAACGTACTGCTGTATGTTGTTTGTCAAGTGTTAATTTAGAATACTTTGAGAACTGGAAAAAGAACGAAGAGTTTATTCCAGACTTAGTGACAATGCTTGACAATGTATTAGAACATTTTATTGAAGACATTGTAGATACAGATAACTTAGGTGGATACACCGCAAACTTTAAGAGGTTTAAAAAATATGTTAAAGAAAATAAAAAAGGTATGGTTAAAGCTGCTTACTCAGCTTACAGAGAAAGGTCTATCGGGCTTGGTGCAATGGGTTTCCATGCTCACTTACAAAGTAAAAGATTACCTTTTAATGGGTTACAACAAACTAGCATCAACAATGTTATCTTTAACAGAATTAAATCGCAAGCAGTTAAAGCTACTAAATTATTGGCTGAACAAAGGGGGGAAGCTCCTGATATACATGGCAGCAACAGGCGTAACACTCATCTTTTGGCTATTGCTCCTAATGCCAGTAGTTCTATTATATGCGGTGGTACTTCCCCTAGCATTGAACCGTATCGTGCTAACATCTATACGCACAAAACTTTATCGGGCAACTACAAAGTTAAAAATAAATTCTTAGAAAAATTATTAAAAAAGAAAGGTTTAAATTTAGAAGAACGAGAACAAGTGTGGGCAGACATATCTAATAAACGTGGGTCTGTTCAGTCATTAGAAATTTTTACAGCAGAAGAACAAGAGATATTTAAAACAGCAGATGAAATAAATCAACTACATATTGTAGAACATGCTAGGATGAGACAGCCTTACGTATGTCAAAGTCAAAGTGTTAATTTATTTTTCGTTCCACCTAAAGCAACAGAAGATCAAGATGTACACGATGATTACCTACAGTATGTTAATGACGTACATTGGTATGCTATGCATCATCTAAAATCTTTGTATTATTTTAGGTCAGACTCTGCTAAATCTGCAGAAAATGTAAACGTACAAGTACCAAGAATTAATTTAGAAGATGCAGAATGTTTAAGCTGCGAAGGATAATATAAATATAAAAAAGGAGAACACATGAGCTTATTAGGAACAAGAGATTATTACAAACCATTTGATCATCCGTGGATGTATGATTATTTTAAACTACAAAATCAAATGCATTGGATGGCAGACGATGTGCCATTAAACACAGACGTTAAAGATTGGAATAGTATTTCAGATAACGAAAGAAATTTATTGACACAGATATTTAGATTGTTTACTCAATCAGACGTAGACGTTGCATCAGGATACGTTAACAAGTATATGAAACTGTTTAAAAAACCAGAAGCAATAATGATGATGTCTTCTTTTGCTAACATGGAAGCTATACATCAAGATGCGTATAGTGTTCTATTAGAAACAGTAGGCATGAGAGATACAGAGTACAAAGCTTTTGCTGAGTACGAAGAGATGGCAAACAAACACGAGTACATTAATCAATTTAAACCTACTCTTAAGAACAAAAGAGAAATAGCTAAAGCACTTGCAGTCTACTCAGGATTTACAGAAGGACTACAGTTGTTTAGTAGCTTTGCAATCTTGTTAAACTTTCCAAGGTTCGGTAAGATGAAAGGGATGGGACAGATTGTTACGTATTCTATACGTGATGAGAGTCTGCATGTTGAAGCAATGACTAGGTTGTTTAGAGAATTTATTCAAGAGAACATAGAGATATGGACAGACGATTTTAAAGCAGAGATATATCAAATATGCAGAGAGATGGTAGAACTAGAAGATAAGTTTTTAGACTTAGTGTTTGAAATGGGAGACTTAGAAGGACTAACTAAAAAAGATATGTATGCTTATAACAGATACATAGCTGATAGAAGGTTGTTGCAGTTAGGATTAAAAACTAACTTTGACCAGAGAGATAATCCGTTAACATGGATTGATGAAGTAATAGGAGTAGAGCACCAGAACTTTTTTGAAGGTAAGTCTACGTCTTATATGAAAGCAGGATTAAAAGGAAATCACGGAAGTTTAACTTTTACGGATATTAAAAATGAAAAGGAATGAAGCTACATTAATCAGTTACAAATTAACAATAGATAAGAAAGGTAAAGTATACACAGAAAGAAGTGTAAGCGAAATAGATGAACTAAAGGGAAGGCTTACTCCTATTATGTTTAATACTTTAAAGGCTACAATACGAACAGCTAAAGCAGAACTAGATAAAGTTCATAACAAAATTGAAGCTGATTTAAACGGAAGAATTTTTAATAATTAATTAGCCAAGGGATTTTTATTCCCTTCTTTAAGAGTATCTATACTTTCTTGTAGGTACTCTATTTCTGTTTGTAATGCTACGATATCTTTCCCCATGCCATTAGCATTTTCAGCCATCACACTTAGAGAAGGATTAATTCCACCATCAATATTTTTATTAATGTACTCTACAGAAGTTTCAATACCTACAAACCTTTCTTCTATAATCTGTTGAGCATTCTCCGTATCATCTATCCCACCTATAGCACCTTCAAGACTTTCTAATCTGTTTACATAAGTAGCTCCTGTATACCCAAAGCCTGCTAGAGTACCAACGATACCTACCAATGCTATTATCTGTGTTGTTTTATTTTCAAACCATTCCATAATATCTCCTATAAATTTGGTTGCATACTTATCATGCTACCTAACGTGTTAAGACTAGCACCTGCTAATCCGTAAAAAGCCTGTGTGTTATCATCAATAGTCACACCTGAATAAATTGCACGAGGTTCATACCACGTTTCTTGTTGAGGTATCTGTGCATCTCTATAACTATTAAA